GGGGGCCCCTTCTTCCCCCCGCCGATGAGCGAGACCTTGATTCCGCTTGCCTCCGCAACGTACCCACTTGCGGAGTTCTGCCGGGACATCAACGATGTTGCCAAGGTTCAGCTTTTTCAACAGGGTAGACTTCCGGAAAGCCCCGGCGCCGACGTTAAACACGAACGACACAAGCGCGTCAAACTCGTACTGCTCAATGGGTATCGTCACATTGTCATTGACCGCGGATTCCGCATAGGAAACATCCTTGCGGAGCAGTTCGAGTGCTTCGGCTTCGGTGATACCATCAGCAAACTTACCGCCTATCTTTTCCTCTTTGGTCAACAGGTGGCCGATACCGATAGTCTGCAAGCCGCCAGCGTCCTTGTAAACGTGGAGCACGCAGCCCTCAACCTCTTTGATAAACTGCAAGCCCCGGTCACTAATCCGCATTTATTTCCTCCCAATCTTCACAGTACAAATTCTGACTCGTCTGGGTGTCATCGTTCAGGCATCTGCGCCGAGCCATCTGATACCATTTGCAGTTGGCGCACCGTTCGGCTTCCTTCATTCTGACCTCCATACCAGCGTTTCACGATCTTTGCTGTTGGCCTCGGCAACCGCCAGCCGTTTGGCAGCTTTCGTGGTCTTCGCCTCACCGTGGCCGAATCTGCCATCTGCCAGTTTGACGAATACGCGGATATTCCCGCCGCGCCTTGATGTCTGGAAGTCAGTTATCATCATCGCCCCACATCTCCGGACTTGGCCCATCTCCCGGGGTTTCATTGTTGATGCACAACGGGCATATCCTATCATGGAGTGGGCAATCGGCTGATTTTGAGCAGCTCATTTTATCAACTCCAATCCGGTGTGATTCGATCTCTCGCAGGCGTATGTCAGGAGGTGACTGATTTCCACCGCCTTATCCTTCCACTCGTCCCGCTCGCCCTGCACCATTGCCAACTCCTGCCGCAATTCTGAATTTTCCTTCCTCAGCGCAAATATCAAGTTGCTCAATATCTCTGCCATGTACGCCCCCTTTCAGTAGGCATGGGCTAGCTGCGCCCATTTGGATACACTCAGTCAGGTTCCTCGTCGGACACGTCCCCATTGGGCTGTTCAGGCATCTCCTCATCGTCAGATTCCTCGATTGGTTTGCAGCGACCAAATTCAAATAGCCGCTGGCAAGTCTTAATGCCGAATCGCTCTAGCCACTTGCAGTCATGGGCGCTGGTGCAGTTCATGGCTTGTATATCCTTGTTTCAAGCTGCACGATTCGCCGGTCCATACCTTCGTTCATTGTCTGCAAGGATGCTATCGACGTATGGACGCTGAAACTCAGAACAAGGTTGATGGCCAGCAGAAGGATGTTTGACGCTATCCCTGCCATGCCTATTTTTACCCATGTTTCAAGGCCACTGTGGGCTTGGCAAGTTTCGTGTCCTGGTTGCGATTCGGCCATAATGTCTCTCCTTCACAGTGTTTGAGGGTCGTGGAGTCCCTTACGGGTATTTTTCCAAGTTGGCTAGGGTATAAGTCGTATCCATCGTTCCTTTCTTGTCAGTGTCATAGGTCCACTCAACGGTGATGCGCATAACTTCGGTATGTGCGCCGGATACGATAGCGTTCTCTACCGCCGTTACCGTCAGAGTGTGGGTAGGTGACGAGGGGGTAAATGCCGTCCATGCCTTGACCGCAGCGCCTGCCTTGTCCAGCCGATACCTTGCCGCAGAGGGAGTGACCGCCGCCCCGTTCTGGTCAGTGAAAGAGATAGTTATAAATGAAGTTGACCCTTCGTTGACTGTACTCATGCGTTACCCCTTGGGCTTGTTATTGTGCCGCTTGCGTCCGGTGCAGTTACGGAGTTGTTTGCCATTCCCGATGTCACAGAGTCATTTGATTGCGCCACCTTAACCTCTGTTGATGCGCCAGAAACTGATACCATTGTTGACAGTGTGGCCGTTACAAGCTGGAACGATGCTCTTGATTGGCCTAAACACGCACTTGCAGATGCTGACATTGCAGAGGCAACCGCACTTGCCGATAGCAGGGACACCCCGGCAGAAGGAAACAGCACTGGCCCAAACACTCCATCAATCCTGCCAATATCAGCGGCAGGGACTAGCCCTAGCCACTCAGGGTAGATTGTGCTATCTGCTATCCATCGTAGGTAGAGTCCGTTCATGCGGGAGTCCGTGTATTCTTATCTGCCGAAACAGTGAAAGTATGCAGCAAGGTCGCACCGTCATCCTCATACAGAGAAACAGAAAGGCCGTCAGAGCTTACAATCGCCTTATTCGTCTGCATCTTTCGACTCTTCGCCGCTTCCGTTTTTGCTGTCGTCGCCGCCGCCAATGCCGCCGTTAAGGTTTGGTCTTGCTCGACCGACAAGCCGCTGCCAGTTGAGTTCGTGACAACCGTACTCGCGGCGCTTTGGAGAAGAAGAACTTGCACTCCCGCTGAGTATGCGATGGGGTCTCCTTCGAGCCCCCCGACGAGGTTTCCCCCGGAGATTTTGGCAACGTAGTTTCCTGTTGCGAATAAGACCTGCCAATCGTCCAGTAATTGGACGGTGACACCGACCGAGACTGCACCTCCGAGGCTTTCCCCTCCTGATGCGCTTGCGATTTGGGCATAGGTTATCCCTTGGGCAGAGGCTTCCGCTTCCCGGATGTCGGATAGCAACCCGATAACGGAAACATCAGCCTGCGCCTCTGAAATAGTTATCAATTTCTCTGTGAAATCGTAGGAATATATCATTGGCTATATGGCTATGTTGTCTGAGGTTCTTATCGCACTAATAGTCGTATTTGCCCCCTCGATGAGTGCCGAGTTCTCAAATGGTAGGATGCCTTTCTTTCTCACCCTTGCGATAACACTGAAGCTGGAAACATAAGTGATGCCCGTTTTGGATACGCTCGTTGTTGAGCCTTACGTCGCATTTGAACTCTTGCATTGAGTCGCCGTCCTTCTCTGACACAGTTCATGGAACATTTGAGTGCGTCTTGTTCTAGCGTTGGTACTAGGTAGTAGATCAATGTTTTCCTATATGCCCAGCGTGTCCAATCAGTCAATTACTCGCCAAACATCGTAACCCCACTATTTACTGTGAGCAAGAAAATGTTGCGACTATTTGAGTACATAGGTCACTCTTTCCTTGACGAGTATTTTTCATGCGTTCTCCTTGTTGACTACTTTTCAAATGATGATAGTATGTAGACGAATTGTTGTGCATCCCATGTTTTTGGAAGGATGGATAATTATGTTCTGGACTGTATTTTTTGCCGTTCTCGGCGCGATACTAGTTGCATGGATTGTCTCTGACATAGTAAACGGCTAATAGATGGGGTCACTATCCAATGTCAGCGCTTCCGATTCAGCCGGTGATAGGTAATTTCTCCGCGCTATTGCGGCAGTGGGTATCACCTTCCCCGCAACCTTCCTTAGTGGGCCGGGACCGCGCCTCTTCGCCTGATTAAGAAGTATAGCCATCCTTGCCTTAATGGATGGGGTGTCCACAAGTTTAGCTACAAAACCAGCCTTAGCCGCCGCACTTGACCCGCCAGTCAATGCCGCCGTTGTCATGGGTGCCATTTGCATACCTAGTCCGATAATATCCCGGTTCTGTATTCTTGCTGTTGCCCTCCCGAATGGATCAAGGAATTTAAGCAGTTCGCTTTCCTTCATATTCAGTTCCTTGATTTCCGGGTGCAGTGCTTCCATTTCTTCTTTCAGCCCCCTTGCAATGGCTTTCTTCCCCGCTATTTCAGCCGCCTTTGCGTCATCCATGCCATAAAAGTCCTTGGCTATTTTGTAAATATGGCGCTTCATCTCTTGCGCTTGCTCTATTGGAATGTCATTGCCTCCCCGAAGGAACGCCCTTTTGACTTCGTTTATTTTGCCGAGAAATCCTGGGTCTACCTTTTCCAGTCTGCCACCTTTGCCAACAAGTGAATCCAGACGTTTAACGACTTCTTGAGCACTGATGGTTTCTCCGTTCCTGCCCCCTGTTGCAATGAGGTTTTCAACATCGGAGTTAAATCCGTCAATCTTTTCAAGGATTCTTTCATAGCCTTTCACGTTGGGGACGGCTTTTTCCCTAAGTCCTGTCTTGATGATTGCGTTTCGCTCTGCGATAGGCAGGACACTCGGGGAGGTTGACAGCTTCAAACTTGAAGCATACATTTTATCAATAGCACTCTGCGGCAGGGCTTTTGTCATGCCCTTAGCGACTAGTGCGCCAAGACCTTGAGTTGCTCCGCCGAAAGCAAAATCCTTCGCAACACCCCCAAGGGTATTTTTAGCCTCATTTTCCCCAAGCACCAAGTCTGCAAGCTGCCTGCCCCCCGCGTATCCAGCACCAGCACCAGCAATCCCACCGGCAACAGTTCCGGCACCGGGAACCGCTAATGTGCCAAGTGCTCCCCCGCCAAGCGCTCCAAGTGCCTGGCCTCCTGTCTCAATGCCAGTCCTGGCAAGTGCGCGACCAGCACCGTACAGACCGTATAGATTAGGGTGTTTCTCTCCCCATTTCGGAACGGTATCAGTCGGCTGAGATTGCACAGAGGTAGGAGTGTCCCATTTCACTTGCTTGGGGTCTATCGCTGGGGCATCCCACTTCACTTTTGAAATGTCTATATCATTTGCCATGTTCGACACTCCCATCAGAGTACTGGACAACCCTTTTGCCGTTGAGCATTCCGGTTCTCACCACCGTTCTACTGCCACTTTGCCCCGTACCTTTACCTCTGTTCATCTTGGCAGACGCGCCCGAAAGGTATGCCCCAAGGTTGTCTAGTTTCATCTTAATGGTTTTGTCATCATCAAGAGGGCTTGGCATATACCGCTTTGCCATACGCTTCACTTCCGGTTCCGGTACAGCCGCACCGGATTCAGCTCTCAACTTGGCCTCCATTGCGTCGAGTATTAGGGTACTTGCCTGTCTGCCTTGCGAAAGGGGCATTCTGGTTGTGGCATTGAACACATTGTTCCTGTCCACTACACCATCTTTATTTAGATAGAATCCCTTTATCTGCGGCATGTATGATGTAGCCTGCTCAATTAGTTGGGATTTCGCCGCATTCTCCGGCGTTACCGCCCCCGGCTTCGGCGCGACTGAACCACCCTCGACTGTTGCTATTTTATAGGTGCCTGTTCTCTTGTCGTACACAAGGGGCTTACCGGAGGTGGGGTCAACGAAGGTTGATTGCGCCAAAGGGCTACTACTTCCATTGCCACTAGCCACCTTATTCAGCGCCCTAATTGTTGCCGCTTGAACAGCAGAATCACCCCGTATTCGCGCCGCCTCAAGTTGACCCTTTAGCCTGTCTTCACTCATCTGCCCCTGCATTTCAGCCCGAAGCCATGCTACCGCCTCCTGACTATCAGCGCGGCCCAGGCTGCCCCTCAACTGATACCATGCGTTCTGCTCACCGTGGTCGTTCGTGGCTGGCATTTCCAGTCCGGCATTGCCTTTGTTGATACTGTCTGCTATTGCCGTATTTGTCACATTTGCAAGGTTTTTATATATCCCCTCTGTTGCGCCAATGGAAATTGGGATATTCCCCATATACTGCCGGTCTTTATCCGTAAGCTGGTCAAGCGGCTTGATTCCCCATGAGTCATGGAGTGAGTCGGCCTGCAATGATGACAGGGGTGCGCCAGTGGTAGGGTTGGCGCTGTTGGCATCGTATACAGGGACTATGCCCTTCCCGTCATTCATCGTTACGCCGATACGGGACGCATCAGCCAAACCTGGGATACCTTGTGGTTGTTGCTGTTTCGCCATGAAGTCGGTAATTGTGCTGTGCGGCTTCATCATGGGGTCTTCTTGCACCGGGCCGCCCAGCGCGTACCCTTCTCCCGGTTGCTTGGACAGTTCGCCCATTCTTTTCTTGGCATCCACAATCATCTTGTTCAGCCGGTCAATGCCGAGGAACTTCACCACATCTTCGGGAAAGACAAACTCGCCTGTTTTGGCTGAGATGATGGTATCGTCACCGGGGGCGGGGGTTTGTGGAGGTGGCGCCATCATCATTTCTTCCGGTATCGGCCCACCTTGGGCGAATCCTGGGTTTCCCATATCTGCAAGGGAGTACCTATTACCCGACCCAATGGAGAAGCCGTTATCTATATTTGACCGTAGCTTGCTAATAAGGTCGTCATATGCCATGTGTACCCCCTATTTATCCGTGACATCCTTATATTCATTGTATGCCGCAGAGTTGCTCGTACTATCGTTGGCACTAGCAGAAGCCTGCGCGCCAATACTTGCGGAAGCAGATACACTGGTTGCAAAAGCCGAAAGAATTGATGAATTGAGTTGCGCCAACGCTTTCAAGCCGTCAGAACGGAGGTTGAGGTAATTCTTCATCTGCTCAATCCTGTTGACATCGGTCTTGTAATACGCCTCACTCTCTGCCGTTGCGCCCCTTACATCTGCTTCATATTTCTGCGTACTTGCCAGCAATTCCTTTGCCCCGACATCCACGCCACCTATCCAGCCGTCCATCTCGGACTTGAACACGATAGCCTGTGCGTTCGCCTTTGCAGCAAGTGCGTTGTAGACTTCAGCCATTACTTTAACTTTCGCCATGGCAGCTTCAAACGTGCGGATGATTATTTCTGGTTCGACCTTTGCCGCTTCAAGCGCCCTTGCCTGATCTGCGGAGTGCTTCGTTTCCATCACGTTTTCAAGTTCGGTGCCGGTCTTCAGGTACACTTCCTGTTGCTGTCTGGCAAGTTCGGACATTTTTATCGCGGTATCAAAAGAAACTGATTGCTCTTTTTGGATGTGTTCTGTTTCCGCTGATATGAACTGAACAGCCAAGGCTCCGTCAGGAAGTCCCAAGTCTCCAGCTTCCGAATCTGCCCACTCTGTTGCTATTCTATCTTTACTGTCGGCAAGTGACTGTTCCCTGCGGAGTCTGTCACGTTCAAAAATTGCTGTCTCAACGCCAGGGCCGAGTCCTGTGCCGCCATCCTCCACACCGTCAATAAGGTTGCGCTTCAATGCTTCCCGTAGTTCCGAGGCATAGGGCGAATCCGAATAGTTGAATCCGGGGATTGGTACGTCAACGTCAGGGATGGTCATCTCGGGAAAGGAGATGGTAGGAGCCGTGGGGCGCTCGCCGGTTGTCAGGATATAGCGGATAAACTCAGGTGAATTATATTCGGGGAACAGTTCCATCGGAGTGAGGCCGATCAGAAACCCCTCTAATGCAGAAAACTGCTCTTTCGTCCGATCATAAATGTCGCCAATCATGCTATATGCGTGATTGAATTTCCCCTGCACTTCCATCATCGCTGTATCAGCTATGTGGTTTGTGTCTCCGAGCGGTTCTATATATTCTGGCATGGATTACTCCTTCGTTTCTATGGACATTTTCGTGAAGTAGGTTCCTACGCCCCACATATAATTGTATGTTGAGGGGGCATCAATGTTTGTCCACGCGATTTTCCCGGTCTTTTTATCTAAAGCCTGCCTAATAGACTTCCTCCCACCTGTTGATTCCTTTTTGAATCCAGAAATGTAAATATATTTATCGTCTACGGCTATATCGGAGAGGAACGGCCCAATATTGTAACCAGCCCCATCAGCATAGATTGTTGACCATTGTTCCATGCCATTCTTGTTAAATTTCTTTATCTCATAACCATGATAGTCATATGACCCTGTTGCCGGAAGTTGGCCAACGGTGTAAACACCATCCTTGTCAGCCGCTATACCTTTGTCAATAGTGAGAAAATCGTCTGCAACAGCACCATACACAACATCAGCAGATAAATAACTTGGGCCTGATATGTCTGGGTTAAGTACCCGTATCCACCTATCCGTCATCATAACGACATTACTTGTTCCGCTACCTTCTACGTCTTTCACGGAGACAGCTATCTCAAACATCGAAGATCGAGGAAACGGACTCTCGTACTGGGTATCTTCATAAATACCCACTATTGCGCCAGTGACCTTGTTCACTGTAAGCAATCTGCCCTGCTGATATTGTGGAGACGAACCCCATAAAGCATAAGCCGATACATACAGAAAATCCTTCGCCACCGCGCAGGCTACGGCCCTATCGTATGTGCCAACCTTTTCGTAATCTTGCTGCCATATCAGGCTACCGTCTGACTTGTCTCTTTTTTCGACCCTCACGAAAGACCCGTTATAAACTCCTCCGTAACCCCTTCCGACGATGTAAAGGCCGGACTTATCAACAGTAACGTCAATAGCTCCGCCCACGTTGTTCTCAATTATCCACTTCTGTTCGCCCTTCTTGTCTCGCTTCTCTACCACCCAATTAAACTCGTCATAGTAGCCGAGGTCATCTGAATACTTGAACGACTTGCCAACGGTGAACACATCGGCCTTTTCGTCCACAGCTATCTTGTACGCAGAGTAGAATGAGCCATCGGCGGCAATAAACTTTTCCCACTCAATCACGCCTTCAGTATCGGTTTTATTAACCTTCCAGTCGTAACTGTTGGCACCCTGGTTGTATCCGCAAAAGTTAGTATACCATTTCGTTAGTTCAAATTTCCCAACCTTGCCGCCGGTCGTGGGCTTATGAATAGTAATATAATCAAACCCTGCCGCCGTCCTTGCCGTCAGTACCGTACCATCGGAATATTTTACCGGGGGGAGGGCATATACCCCCCCTGGCTTGCTCAGTGACCGGAGTTGATGGAGCCGCTTATTCGCTTCGCCCAGGTAGGCTTTTGCGCCCATCTCGTCACCCGTTACGGTGATTCTGGTATTTGAGCCAAACATTGAAAAGGTTGCCATAAGTACACCTACTCCCAAGAGAACAGCTAGAAGCGTTTTCACCTCTTGCTCCACTTGTTGAACAGCAATTCCAACCGGCGAACGTCGAAATAAGCTCCTGCCCTGTTTGCCAGTTTCCACTTCCATTCGTGACCCTTCACACCAAGGGCGCACTTGAATTGTTTGCTCGACACCGCGCCTACTCCCGCCCTGTTGTACGTTTGGCCAGCAACGGAATCATCGGCGTATAGGGTCAAGTCCATGCTTCCGTTGAGGTCGGTTAAAAGGAAAGCATCTGTCACCGTTATCTCGGTATTGCCACCCAAGGCACTTCTGCCGCTCGTCAGGTAAGCAGATATAGCCGTCCCTGCGTCCATTGTGCCGGTCAGGAGGTACACCCCTGCCGAGTTGATGCCGTAGTAATTGCCGCCATCCTCAAAGAAGGAATCAAAGGCGTAGTTGCTGTATTCTGTCACGCCTCGGAGGGCAGGGTTGACGGATAGAATGTAGAAGGTTCCGAGGGATGTGAGATAGCCGGAGAAGTTGGGAAGAGTCCCCAATATCTGCCCGACATTGACGAACTGCGCCGCTATGCTTCCAGTGAAGTTTGGAAGAGTGCCGGAGATGATTGCCAGTTTGCTCTGTGTTGCAGCAATCTGTCCGGTAAAGTTTTGGAGGGTGCCGGAGAGCGTGGCTAATCTCCCCGACTCGGCAACTATGCTTCCTTCAAAGTTGGGGAATGTGCCAAGCACGTCAGCGAATCTTCCCGTATTGGCAACTATCGCCCCGGTAAAGTTCGCCAGTTCTCCCGTCATAGTGTTGACGTGTTCATCTCCCGCTATCGCCCCGGTGAACTGGGGCAATTCTCCACCTATAACGCAATCTGCGCCAGGATAGAGAAAATTCGGGAGTGTTCCGAGAATATAGTTTGCCATGACCCCTCGTTATTAAGCGGCAGGGAATGAGATTGCTACGCTAGAAATGGTGGTTGTTGCGGCGGCTGTCATGGTAGTGGAACTCATGGTCATAATGGCACCGGCTGTTGCAACGTCCATATCTTGCCGAAGGAGTGTGGTGCTTGCCCCGCCAGCATCAGCAATGGAACCAACGAAGCGACACCATCCAGCAACGCCCGAAGCAGCATTAACACCCGACCATGTACCGGATAGGCCGATTGTGCCGGAAGCAGTTGTGCCGAATTTGATACCATTCACAGGGTCAACGCCGCTTGCAAAGTCAACGTCTGTGGTGGTTATGCCACCTGCTCCCGTCAGGGTAATGTCTGCGGCATTAATGGAGTCGCCAAGGCCGGGAAGGGGCTTGATAGTGATAACCTCCACAGCGGAAGTCGCCTCAAAACCATGCCACCAAGTCCCCCTATTTACTTGCGTGCAAACATCAACAGCAGTTTGGGTCAGGGTTCCGTTGAATGGCACTGCAACTGCCGCAGAAAACTGGTCAGGGGCGAGAAGTTCCGTTGCCGCCGCTGTAGCCGCTACACTGGTTATCGACCCTGCCGTTCCAGCTATGGTACAGGTAGCACTGGCCCGTACCTCTGCCGTTCTTGCGCCGCTTGACGCTGTGATAGTGCAGAGCAGTGTCCCGCTTGGTGCTGTGTCAGCATCGGCAGGCTGAGTGCCGGAATAGATAAGTAGTGCGCCGTTCTGGAAGGCTTGTTGAAACGAGCCACCACGCATTAAGTGATTTCTGAATCCTGTTGAGTTTCTGAATCCCATGTTTTATCTCCTTCATGCTGTTGGAATATTGTTCCAAGAAATCCTTTTTTCTGAATTACCACCTACACTTGACCATGCTTTTGAACTTATAACCCCTTCAGATATTGCACTCCACGCTTTCGTACTACCTTCCGCCGTTGGCTGATCTGTCCACGGTTCCGCTTGCAAAGTGCCTATAGGTACATCATCCCAAGACATAACCCTAATAACTGGTTCAGGTGGGGGAAGTGGAGGTGGATAGACAATATCGAAACCAGTTAAGCCACCAGTTGTAAATACTGGGCGAACTGTAAAGGATAATTCTGCAAAGGACGCTGAACCTTTCAGTGCCTCAAGATTGAATGTCGGACTGACGGTGAATCCTACTCCTGCAAACGCCCCTTCTTGAACTCCCGTAAGGGCTGCAACTGAGAATGTCGGGGCGATGCTGAAAGCCATGGCATCAAAGGCCCCGGTCTGATTCGCTGATAAGTCAGAAAGATTGAACGCAGGCGAAACACTGGTTATTAAAGAACTGAATACACCTACCTGAACACCAGTGAGAGCGGACACTGTGAAGGTTGGCGATACGGAGAAGGACAGCGTAGCAAATACTGGGTTTGTCGAGCCACCAAGACTTGCTATTGGTGCTTCTGCTATCGCTGAGTGTCCGAGCATTTAGGCTACCTTCACAGCTTGGAAATAAGTTCTAGTCGTGCCGCCGTATATATCGCGGTTGGAGCCATGATTATGATAACCATAAAGCTCTACGTAATCAGTGCTCCCGTTAAGATACACTACGACAGACACGGAAGGGCTTGGGTACTGCGTACCGGAGCAGGTAGTAGCTCCCGACTTGTACGCCGCGCCATTTTTATAAATACTCGCCACACATATTTTCTGGTCTCCTATATCGACAAAAGTGATGCACCCACTCACAAGATAATATCCAGGGACGCTGGGCTGCAGCTTTGAGTTCGCAGCGTCGTAACAGGCTTCTGCATCAAACTCTTCTGTTGTGGCTGTAACCTTTGTGTATGTACCAGTAGCAATAGCTGTTTGGTTTACATCATTTTTAGTCGCAGAAAAACCGGGTTTCTTGAAATCCTGAGCAGTCACTGTAAGAAAAACATCTTTCGTTCCTGTGCTGAAATCAACAGCCGCATCGGAGTTGGAACTAGAAAGGACAGTAGTACGAGTAAGAGTATTCGCTGCTGAATAAGTCCCAAGGCCCACTTCCCACTCTGAGCCGCCAGAAATGCAGTAGTAACAGGTATCAGAAGTAGCTAAGACGGACGCGAAAGTACGAAACCCTGTCGCTGCACCAGCGAGGGTGAAGTCCCCTGTGCCTGTCGTAGTTGCTGTCTCTTTTATGCGGTCAAAATACTTCATCCTCGCCCCTTAGTATTGAATCGGGTTCGACTGCGGCCATGTCATCGTCTGTCCGTCCGTAGCCGTCTGCGGTGTTGTGGAAGCGTCCTTGCTGTCTATAAACTTCGCTCCGGTCATGGTATTGGTCGTATTGCACCAAAGGGCGCAGTACGAAGCGGGGCCGATACTTCCACCTGAAGCTGTCCAAACAGCGTCAGCAATATCTACGTTGGTGTTGGTCGCAACGGAACCTTGGCCTAGGGCAACGCCACCCTGTGTATAGCCAAACCCTGTTGAGAGTTCACCCGCCATACCAACACCTGTCCAGGCGTCGGTAGTTGAGGCACTAAGGGCGGAACCACCAGCGTCATGGAGTGTGGCAAAATAGTACATCGCAGCCATAGTGGTTGCTGATAGTTTCCTAAATCCGAGTCCGTTGGTTTGGTCTGCCATGATTTATTTCCTCACCTGTAAGCCGTGATGTAATGTACTTGCCCGTTTATCTCTCGCATCATGCTTGCCCCTGTCGTTCCGGCTGGCATGACGTATCTTTCTTCAGTTAAATTCAGTAGTTGCCCCTGAGGTAATCCCACGCATACACCGTCCTCCGTGGTAAAGAATGGGAACACTCCCTCTATTTGTAATCCCTTTACCGCTGTGGCATCTTCGTACTGAACCGGAATGTCCAATGCCGCACAGTCGGATACCTTGAGGAATGGCATCTTGAGCGGATTGCCACCTTGTCCGAAGTAGATAGCCTTATCCGTTCCGACATATACTCCATCAACAGAGGGAGCAATGAGAGTAATCGGGTCGGGGAACTGTTTGAATCCGTGGCGAAGGTCTACCCTTGACAATGGCTTGACATCCGAAATCCATAGCACCTTGTCTTTGGCAACGTAGAGCCTCGCCTTCTGGTGAGCGATTGCCTGCCCTGCCGGTAGCGGAGCCTTAAACGGTACGGAAGTTGTGCCGAATAGTGCCGCCACTCCATCTCTCACCTCCCCAACAACTACATCGTTCGTAAAGAAGATCCTGCCAATTGCCGGGAAATAGCGCATCTTGCTATCGTTGCCGACATTGACGAGGGGAGTGGACACCTTCGTTGCCGGGAAGAAGCGGTAGAGAACCCCACCCATCACATAAATACAGACACCGTAAGCCGCAAAGCCGTCGTGTGCGCCCGGAATGGACTGGTGGAGGGCGTAACCGTCCCGGCGTGATGGTTTGCCTGAGTCGTCAAGGTCTACGTTCACAGCCGCCGTCAGTTCTGTTAGCGGGTCATTGTCAGTAGGGATTGACTTTATCCGCTCGGCTGGGAGGCGGTTATTTATGCCGTAGAATCCTTGGTAGATGACAGATAGAGATTTCGACATCAAACCACCATTGTCCCAGTGCTTGAGTTACGAATAGCGCCGGACCTACCGGTCAATTCTTCTCTTATCTCTCGCACTCTAATTTCAAAAGCAGTTCGGTATTCTCCGGCGAGTTCGGGATTAAATGTCTCCGCGTCCTTTTTGGAACAAGCCCGGTACATTACCCACGTTTTAAGGTCTTCGTGATATTCTTCTCTGAATCCCATATCCATGGCAGTTTCACCGGGTCCAGGAAGGGCAATGGTGTCAAGGGGGAATCTGGACACAACCATATTAACGGTGTCGTTGGCCGCCGGTGCCGGGATTAGCACAACACTCTGCGTTTGTAACTCTGGACACCAGAACATTGGAGTTCCGGCCGGAAGGGTTCGCCAGTTTTGAAGTCCCTCGCTCAATTCTTTCAGGGTAATGCGGGTCAATGGTGCCTCTTGTGAGGCAAGGGACAATTCCTTTATTTCGATCACTTTAGGGGAAAGTTCGTAAATCTGCGTCAACGCAGTAACCGCAAACTCACACACTGGAAGTCCTGTACCCGTTCCGGCAACATCGTCATTAGTGAAGGCGTCAACGATAAGGTTTCGGACTTTCGTAAATAGCTTGTTCCTTGCATCATTCGCATAGGTTATAATTTCGGCATCGGTCCAAAGTACTTCGGAGGCATCACCCGCCACATCACGAAGGTCTAGCCGAATATCACTGATAAAAGTTAGTATGTCCACTCAGCACCCCACATGCTTTTTGTAAGCGTTCAGCCACTGGAAACACTGGATGTTTATGTCGTAGTTCTGTTTGACGTATTTTCCAGCTTCACCGCCGATCTTCGCCCTCAATATCGGGTCATCAATCAACATGGATATGCCTTTTACCCATTGGTCGGTAGTGTTATCGGCCACCATGACAGCGTTCTGACCGTTGAACATTTCCCGGTAAGGGGAAACCATGCTCATAACTGCCGGAATGCCTAGAGCGGCCTGTTCAACCCACTTAATCGAAGATTTGCAACGGTTAAACGCCGTGTCTTTCAATGGAACAAGTGCAATGTCGGCGTTCAGGATTGCCGTTTTGTACGGGTACGCTTCTACCGGCGTCCAGGGATGGCATTCCACCTTGTTTTTCGGAATCTCCGAGAACGGCCCGTTGAACATCTGCCCCATGACAACAAACTTTACCTGTGGATACTTCTTTGAAATGATCGTTAACGCTTCCGCAATTACACATAAATCCTCGTAGTGACTCGCACCGCCTGACCAATACAACCGCACTTCACCGTTTTTCTTCAACGGCAATGGTTGCCATATCGCGGTATCAACACAGTTTGGTAAGACTGAAAATTGATCTGTGTATTCCCGGTACGAATCAGCCAGCAAATCTGTGGTTACGATGGTGAAATCCGACAATTCCAGCGCCCTTTTGACGTTATCGCGCCTCTTTGCCGTAGCTTTCAGGTCGATATTCTTGCCGTCTTCCCATAACTTCACTTTCGTTCCGCTTATTTCAACCTCGACTTCCTTTTCCCCATAATCCGTGTAATGCGGGGAGAGCGGGGAGATGTCGAAAAGGTAATCGTCATATTCAGTGGCAACAGTTATGCCCTCATTTTTCAGCCCCTTGATAAACTCAACAAAATAATCGTCACTCACGCGGGGGATAATGACTAAATCGGCGTCAGTAATGGCCTTGCTGATATGGTCGGTGTTGTCACCTTTTTCAATACAGTACACATCGGCCAGTTTCTTTCTTTTCAGCGTTTCATTGGGGAGGATGACCCGGTAATACGAACATGCTCCCCTGTCTCTTGCGAAATATGCTATTTTCATTTATCTCTTTCTGAAATAGTTGTAGTGACATAAAACCTTGTCGATATAGAGAAATGCATCAGGGTCTTTCTTGTGCAATGCCTCGATAAATGTTCCATCTGCGGTATAGGATTGCTCATACCTCAAATTGCCGACAAACTCGCGCTTAACGATGTATTGCGCTTGGTCTATTTTGCCAGTTTGGTATTTGTCACCGCGTCTGATACTGGTTGGGTCAATTTGCTGGTTGAAGGAAATGACGGACTTGTCTGGGTTTTCTTCGATTGCTTTCTCTATCTCGTCGAAAAAATCAGCGTGGACCTGGTTGTCATCATCAAGCACATATAGCCATCCATCGTGTATCTGATCCAGCGCCAGATTCTTGAAGTGGTTGCCGAGTACCGAGCCTTCCGGCTTCTTGTATGCTCTGCCGGGAAAGCCCTTGATCGCCATACCGAAAAACTGACTGTCAAGCATCAGTTTCCACTTGACACCTTCCCTCTGCACTGACTCCATTATTTGCGCCAGGAATTGTGGCCGTGACGCCGGGGTAATAACGTAAATCATTTAATCACCAGTTGCATACCTTGACCGGACAACCGCTTGTTTTCGGCTATGCGGAACTGGGCGCAGTCATCATGTGAGTAAACCCATTTTTCCATAAGAGTCGGGTCTTGCAGTTCCGGCCTCTGCTTTGTTAAACGTATCCAGTCGAGGGCTGGAATCCTCATGAACTGTTGAAAATGTCGCCCCTTTGAAAAGCCCCTGTCGGTTGTTTCCTTTATCAACTGCGTTTGGTAATTGATTAGAGATGTGTCCTGCGAGTGGTGCATGATTACATCACCATCGTCGGAGTACTCTATCTCCTTCAGGGTTTCGGGCGGTTTGATATTGAGCATTGTTGTCCTCAAAAAAGAGGGGTGGCTGTTGAGGCCACCCCAGGGGGAGGGTTAGGCAGATTTGTATCCGGTCATCTTTCCGGCTGATTTCTCGTTGCCGTATTCCAGGGAAAGCTCCGCGATGGCGTGGAATTTCTTGTTATCGCCGGTTTTCGCCAGTTCATCGGTGAACGGTCTACGGAACCAGGCCTTGCGCCACATCTCCATTTGACCGAAGTTGAGGACGGTGCCAGGGGCGGCAGAGTTCATGATATAGTGCAAATGAATCTGGATGTTTCCGAAGTCTGAACGGTAGTAGTCAATGGAAGCGTCCAGGGTGTTGTTGCCGACATTCTGGAAGCGAGTGTTCCCGCCGGTAAATGCTGAAATCTTGCGCTTCTGGTATGCGCCGACGATGGTGTGGGAAGGCTTGCCACCCTGCGCCCAGATCAGCGCCAGGTTGTCGTTAAACTCAGTCTCGGTAATGTCGAGTCCGGTTGCTGTAGCCGTGGTCACATTGGTTGCGATTGCGCCGATTGCGCCAACCATTTGACGTGCTGTGCCGGTAGCGCCAGCGGCGGTGGCAGAGTTGACAACAAGGGCATACTCGATGTCTGTTGCCAGTTCTTTCAGCTTGATGGTTTTCTGGTAGGCTTCTTCCGAAGTCCTGCCAGCGGCGGTGGCCTTGATGTTGGAGCCGGTGAGCGCCCAAACTTTGCGGAGAATCTGCATGTAGTTGCCAAGGCGTGCAGTCGGCGTGATAGCGGTTACTGCATAGCTGTCATCACCTTCAAGCTGTGCATTGGCGGCGGCGGCGGCGAGTGCGTCGGTCTGCCACTCGTGAAGTTTGTTGGTTCCGTCCACGTTGCCAGTGTTGGAAGTAAACCACGTTTCAACGGGGGAAATGTTGTGGATAAGATCGGTCAAGTCTTCTCGCTTGCCGATTGCAGAGTAAAGGCTCTGGCTATTGGTCAAAAGTGCCATGTTTTATGTCCCTCCGGCCTCGATATACTTGGCCCACGCTGCGGTGGACCCAGTTTTGAGGGCGTTTTCCTTGAGTTGTTGGATTGTCGTATCCTTTCGGGTTACGACACCTGTTGACTGCTCAACAGGATTTGGTTGCTTCCGTGTTTCCTTCTGTTTCACTGTTACCCCCGCATTTGCCGCGTCATACTGGCGCTTGATGAGTTTCAGATTCTTGACGGCTATCGACTCCCCGACTATGGCCGGATTAACCAGCGACTCAAATTCAGTCTTGGTGTAGCCAATGGTTTCAACGGCAAACTTCAATATTTCCTGCCGCTGTTTCTGGTAGTCGGGGGCAATCTTCGCCACTTCATCATTAAATCTGGTTTCCTTGTCGCGCTTGCGGCCCTCTGCCCATGTCCTTAACTCGACCTTCTGATCGCGCAATGCCTCAATCTGTCCAGCGTTGGTGTACGGGTCTTCCTGTGACAGTCTCGCAATCTCCGAGTTGAGATAGTCGATGGTAGCTTTCGGGTTTTCCTCGTAGTAGTCGTAAAGCGTTTTCTGCTGCTGCTGTCCTTGTGGCGCGGAATCCCGCTCAAGAAGTTTCGCTTCGAGTTCCTGCCGTTTACGGCGTTCTTCCTCAAGGGCTTTCAGGGGGACTGTTTTGGTCGGCGGCACCACTTCTGCTACTTCTTCGCCCGTTTCTTCCCCTTCGGGAACGTCCACCTCTTCCGGTTCTACCTCAGCGGCATCCGCTCCTTCATCTACTACTTCGGGGGCTTCGTATTCTTCAGGCATTGTGCTTCCTTCCTCGTCCTTTAGTGGTAGACGGCACCCAAACTTTGTTTTACGCCCGTATCCCGGCGGCAGAGTGTAACTGCGTAACTCGTTGGTGTGTTGTTAATGTACTCTATTATAACCGTGTTCGTTGTTTCGACACAATAGAAATGTTTAAATATCATCCCTTATTAACATTTCCAGCATATCGGCGGCACCTTTGCCGTTTGCGATGGTCGCGGCGAAATATTGCTTGAATTTCCGCGATAGGTCTACTTGGTAGTAAAGAATCTCCCGGCCTTCACCGTCTTTCGGGTCGGTGGCAAGCCACTTTTCAAACAATATCCGCTCTATGTCATCGAAAAACCGCTTGACTACCTCGTTTTCAAGCAGGGAACTGGCTACTTGCGCCAGGTGCATCTGCTGTTGGAGCTGCGCCTCCTGCTGGCGCTCCTGGTATTCCCGGTCTTCCTTGCTCTGAAATATCCCCCACGTCATCTGGTCGACCTCCCTCTAAAAGTTGTTGAATTTGTGGCGGCACCGGAACGCCAGCCGCCTGCATCTGCTGAACCAGTAGGCCGATGATCTGGGTCATCTGCTCATTTTGTTCGGCGTCTTTTTCAGATGGGACATAGGTGTCAGCGTTCTTGTAGCCCCACGAGTGCCAAATCTCCCGTAACATGGCGTAAATCTTGTCAGGTGATACCGGAGCGCCGAGCTTTGCCGTAAGAAGGTAGGTATTGAGCATTTGCAGCATCTGCTGAACCTTAATCTCCTTGCCCCCTGTCCCGATTGCCACGTCAACGTTGACATCGAATTGACCGGAAATATCCTCCGGCCTGACCCGTTGCCATTCTTGATTGATTTTGATGTTAGTTTCTGTGTCGAAAAACTCCACGTTCATATCAACGATGTCTTGGAACAACTGCTTTACGCCGGTTTCCGCGAACATACGCGCTATCATTTCAATGCGCTGTTGTGAAGCGCCCATGATCTGACTGATACCCGTTGCTGTGTCGTTCAAGTTCTTGGGGTCGATACCCTGATTGAGCCTCGATACTCCGGTCCTGTTCTCCCGCTCCTGCTGCACCATTTCCAGCATATTGAATACTTGGGGCTGCATTGGTGCTATCGGGACAGGGTAGATAGCATCGCCCGGGGATGTGTCGTACAGGGTCCTGACTACGCCGCCAGGGAAGTTGTTATTGATAAGGTCATCCATATTTACCTTGTAGGGATTGACCATCTTCACGCCGTTGTTTTGGAAATAGATGTTGTCGAGCAGATACCTCTTGAGTGCCGTGTGCATCTTCTGCAATTCCGTGGCAAGGTCGCGCATGGAACGGCCAGTAATGGAGTGGGTGATTCTGATCGGCGTCAACTCGCGGAATGGGGGGCGGCCATAACGATTATCTTCAATAGCGCTTGACTCGCCCCGGCGCTTCAGGAGCCTGTCCCCCATCAGGACGAACTTTACCGGTCTTGGCTTGCCATCGTCCCCGATCTCGTCCATGTAGCACTCGTAGATATAGGCGTGGTCGTCAATGTTTTCCTCTTTGATGAAGGAGTAGCCGCCAAGGGCTTTGAAAATCTCATCACTCAACAGGTCTTGTGCCGTGTCCACATCAGCCCTCACATCTTCCACGTCAATGTCGTAGGTAGCTGAAATTTCCTTTATATGCCGGAACAGCTTATGAGCAACAAGCCGGGACGAACCGAAGTCTTTGGCCTTGGCGTCATAGATTACTTCTGATGGGTGCATCACCTCCAATACCGGCCTTGATTCGCGCACCACCTCGCGACCCGACACCGAAAAGGTTACGGAAGTGAGATAAAAATCATCCTCTCCGGTTCCTTCACCAACTTGAACAACATTCTCTTTGTCGATGATAAATTTACCTTCGTCAACAAGGGCCGTGAGTAGTTCGTATTCCTGCTCTGAAAGCCCATCATATTCGACGGCTTTGTACTTTTCCCCTTTGTGCCAATGGTATTTGACAAGGCCAACGCGATACAGAAGAGCATCCTTGAACCAATCATAGAAGATCAAGAAACCGTTGTTCTGCTTCTTGAAATCGAAGTTCAACTTTTCTTCCATTAGCTTGGCTTTTAGTTCATCTTCCGGGCCGACAGGCTCAACGGTCACAACGTCCTTGCCGCCGTAGAAGATCCGCATGAGGGACGGCATAATCCATTCGATAGTGTCCGAAACGTCCGACATTACCACCTGAGAGCGTCCCTTTAGCTCGTTACCATACGGCTCTGATTTGTAGTCGCGCAACGCCTTGGCCCGGTCCTGGTCGAGCGTGTCCATATCCGGCAAATACTTGCCTATCAGCTTCAAGGCGTCCTTCTTTATTGATTCTTCCCTGTCGGTCTTTTTTGCCATATTATCTCCTAGCAATAGTTGCTATGCACCAATTTTAGTGGCTGTTGGTTGAATCCGTTTATATTGAATCGGTAGTCTTTTAGCATGTCGTACAGGTAGGCCCACATATTCATGATGTCCACGTGGAAATAGGGGAATTTGTTCATCTCATCCCGTATCATCTCGATGTATGTTGCCGGAACTGACGTGGAATAGTAGAGCTTGCCGTTTGTCAGCGGCCATTGAAGATTGGACTCCACCCTGTTTTCCGTGGATCGTCCAGCCGGTTTCAATAGCTTCAGGTTGCCATTGTCAGTGGAAAGGAAGCGACCATGAACACGCAGGGCATCGCAGATGTGAACCTCTGTTGTAGAAAGGCCAACCTTCTCAACACCGAGTTGCATTATCATGCCATTACGCAAATACATCTGGACAATGTTGTTGATCGCCTCGTCAAGTCGCATCTGTCCGGCCTGAAGATCGACGAGGTACACATTGCTTGCGCCCAATTCATCAATCTTTGGCTGAACGGCAAACACCCCAAAAGACCATTTATCTCCCTTCCCAGTCTTGTTCTGTGTGGCCGCGTCACCAGCCTGGTCAAGAACCATGAATTTGAAGCAGTCGGACGGTATGAGGGCTGGTTCAATGGGCTTTAATGCCGTGAAGGGTAGCTTGATTTCCGATGTTGGGGTAGGATTGCAAAGCTGCTGAGAATTGAAAGTTCTGTCCATCCTCAAATCGTCCAAATCCTCTTGAGAAAGAAAGACTGGCTTTCCGTCAGGTTGTCCGTTGTCCGTGGCTGGCACGATTCGCGTCTGATAAAACAGTCCCCCGGAGAGATTTTTCTTTTCCTTTAGGTGGACCAGCAGTCCGCAATGGGAATAATACGTCCCGATAATCCGTTCTAGTCCACCAGGAGAGCCAAGGTTTTTGGAGTAATCGAACATCTGAATGAGCACTTGCAACTGTTCGGGGTTCTTGGCAAGGTCAGCAGTTTCAATGTCATCATAGATACGCCTGTCCCAATGGCCTCCGGTAGGCATACCCTCGATAACTCCGTATGTCTCAACCGTCTTTTCCTTGCGGGAGACAGACTTGCGCTTGACCATGATACCGTTCTGGATACTCCATGAAGAGCTTTCACGCTCGGGGTTCTCATAGAGGATGTCAGGGAAACAAGCCGTCATCAACGGCTTTTCCAGGGTTCTCTTGATGGAGGAAAGGAAGTCTTCTGCCTTGGGTTTCTTGTAGGAAAATATAACGTGGGTTTCTTCGGGGTTCTGCACTATCCGCTGCACTGTTTCTGCTTGGGTAAGGAGCCAACTTTTTAAGTGACCCCTAGCCCATACGTCAAGGGTCTTGGTCTTTGGCCCATCCTCCACCATCTTGCAGACTTTGACGCCGAAGGGATGATTGACAAGCGGGTTTTCCATCACAAAAAAAGCGACGAAAAATAAATCGTTGAGTATCAGCGATCGGAACGCCGCTCTCTGGTCAACGCTACCATTGGCAATATCCCGAAAGATGGCCTCGTAATCAAATTTATAGGTAGCTTCATGGACGGCGGGGTCAAACTGCGCGTCATTTATCGCAATCTTCGGGTGCGGGGTAAAATCTATCAATTAAGACTCCTGGCCCCTGTTCGGGGGCAAAGGAAGTTACTGCTAAATTTCGTTCATGTAGGCGTTCTCGATCTCTTCCGGCTGAATGCAAAGGTACGTCAACGTCTGCTTCTGCGACGAATGCCCGAAAGCCTCCATCAAGGTGGGGATGTCAACGCCAAATTGCACGCGCTGATGATAGCCCCAAGTCTTCCGCAAGGTGTGTGACGAATAATTCCCCTCCAGCCCTACCGACGAGCACCACGACTTTACCAGCCGAATAATACTCTCAACGGCCAATCTCCCACCGTCGCGGTTGCGGAACAATGGTTGACTATCCTTAGCATCGAAAAGCGGCTGTATGGCCTCGTGGACGGCTCTGTTGATGGTAATTGCCCTCTTCTTGCCGGTCTTCTTCTCTATAATCACCAGCCTGTCACCAATCTTGACCTTGCGGAATATGCCAACCGTGAAGGCCACCAGATCGGAAGCCCGGAATCCGGTGTTTATCCCCACAACAAATAAAGCGTAATCCCTGGGACGGTCTTTCAGTAACTGCTTGATCTCCGCTATCTTCTCCAGTGACGTGATAGGTTGCGCTGTCGTTTCGTTCCCCTTCATGTTCATGACAATATCCCTTCTTTGTAAGTTTTGTATAGATAGCTTACAAGGGGGAAAGGGGCATGTCAAGTATTAAAGATGAACCTTACAAATCATATTCCATTGTGGTTAATGCTTGGTGGAGAAGGTGACCCATGACGTCAGTATCCCTCTCGTCAAGCTCGACTCCGGCGTGATGCGCAATGTAGTGAATAAGCTCATGGCAAAAGGTCTGCTCAATTTGCGAGACTGGCCTTGGGTGAGTTTCTTGGTGTGGTGCTAATGCAATCTTGTTGATTCTGAACTGGGCCTCTCCACGGTTATCATTCCTGAAATCAACTTGGGAATCAAAGACAACTTCAACTACCTGGGAGTGCAACGTAAATCGTTTTGGAATCTTCAACTCTGGCATGGTGTCCTTTCAAAAGCCGTTTTTGAAAATATACGTGCGCCCAAGAAGGGGGGATACCTCTATACCACTGTGGGGCGTAAAGGGGGGGTGCCCCCTACCCACCGCCCACCTTGCGCCACCATCCATAGGGGGTGGCAAACTGCGTCAACTTTTACCCAATAGTTGACGTCGGTAGTAATAACAAGTAGTTAGGGCATCAACTCCCTTACCCAACCAGGGCGACCACAACATATAGTGCCTACTTGCCGCGTTCATTGCGGTATCTGTCCAGGTCAACAGGGCTAATGTCGGCGTTGATGTTAAGGTTGACGTTCTGCCTGACCATCGGCTCTACTCTGTCTGCTACCATAGCCGCCGCAGCTAGCCTATTGGTATGACTGGGGAATATCTCTTTACCGTCAGCGGTGAGGATCGGTTTCATGTCCAGCGTTTCTTGGACTGCCGAGAACGCTTTTTTAACCATCGAAGGCCGTGAAAGGCTATATTTTCTGACCTTTTCCTTAAACTCTATTACCGTCTTGGGAGTCGGTGTAGTGTTCCCAGTCGCTAATATCAGTGCTTCTTTTGGTTCCACCCCATGATTCACCACCAAGTCCATCGCCCTTTTAGTTTTACCGTAGAACCTGGGCTGTTCCTGGGCTGTTCCCGCTTCAATCGTCGCTGTTTTGCTATCATCTGACATAACTACCCCGGCATCGGTTGGTGGACCTTGCAGGCTCATTTCATTCACTCCGCAATCCTGGTGTAAAGGCTTTAAAGACTTTGGTTTTAAAGTCTTTAGTCTATAATCTATAATCTGTCGGAACGTAGGTCGCAACGTAGGTTCCGACGTACGTCGGGCGGTCACTTCACTATTTTGAGGTTTCTGGTGCCGTTTTTCTCTGCTGATGATTGTCCCATATTGCTGTACCGCTCATACGCTGTCTTGGTAATTTCGTATTCGGCGGCCATCCTGTTCGACATCCCGTCAAATGTTGCCTCTTCCGGTGGAGTAGAGACGATCAGGTGAGAATTATACAGCTTCATCAATAAAGCTTCTGCTTCCTTCTTCGCTAGCCCCGTTTGCTCTGATATGATTACCGGGTCAACGCTCATCATTCCCTTGTTACGGAATGAACGAATAAGCATCAACGCCCAGGCGCTCTTTTCTTTGTTTGTGAGGCATTGCATTCTGGGGTCATCAAGGAAAGCATCAACATCCATTGCGAACCAGGCAAGACGCGATGGTCGTTTTGGTCGTTCTGGGCCCATGATTCAGCCCACCTGCTTGGTTATGCTTTCCATATCTTTTCCCCGATTAATATCCATTGACGTAATATTTTACGCCAACCTCCCCCAATTCTCAAAATGAATGTTTTCCCGCCACCCGCTACACCCGCCAGAAATAACACTCAGCACAGCACCAGCGATGCCAGATGAAGCCGTCCGAGCGCTCCGTTACAGTGATGAAGTACGAAGTACCGGGGAGGGCGCCGCAGTAGTGGCAGGCTGTCGGTTTACTTGCTGCAGGTCCGGCCATTAGAAAAGTTCTCCCTGCTCCTGATTCAGTATCGCCCTCGCTTCCTTTTCTGGTAAGCCGCCGCAGTGGATCATGATACTCAGTCTTTCTTCTCGCTGTTCTTCTTCGGCGGTCATATGCCGTTGTGGTGCAAATCATCAAGTATCAAATCAGCGCAATCAACTAGATGTGACGTGAGGTCGGTATACTCATCATCTAGTAGTTCCTCCTTGTATTGTTCCAGAAGTTCTGAAAGCTGTTCTTTCATTCGTGATACCTCCCGGTTACATAATCATAATGGAGCGTGGTCTTGCCGATCTTCCCAACATCCTTGAACTTGATTTTCTGCACATGGATATAAACCTCGTCACTTTCTGACGCTACATCCCTATGCACAACAAAGCCGTTATCCGCCTTATTTCTCCATGCTGCGCTTCCGTTAATGTCGTAGAGAGTTGGAACAGGGTATTGCCCTTTCTCGTCCTTCCGCATCTTCGTAGGGTGCGCTACTATCCACAGGTGCAAATTAAACTCCCGGGCAAATCTGCGGAACTTCCCGAGGGCATGGTGGATGTATTCTGTTTCACTCATCCCCTTATCCCGGGAATGGTCAATCTCGTTCCACGGATCAATCACAATACCGTTTACACCCTTCCTCATGGCAACAGTCCGAGCAAGTGCAAGAATACCGTCAAGGCTTAACTGGTCTTCTGGTGGAACCATAAACGTGAAGTGCTTATTAAGCATCCCTTGCGCTTCCACCATCTCATCGTATGACATCCGCTTTCCGTAGCGGTTAAAGAACGGTTTGCCGGTGATCTTCTCGGACAGTTTCGCAATGTGACGCTCTAGCGGATAGTTTTCTGGCGAGAAAATAGCGAACTTCCAGCCGATAGTGGTCAGGTTGAGTAGTAAGGCGTCGAGAAATTCAGACTTCCCGCATGAGGGCATACCCGACACAACTGTAAATTCCCCGGGCTTCACCGTGTAAAACTCATCAAGCCCAGGCCATCCAGTAGACTCTCCCCGGGCGTATCCATTTTCGTAATAACTACAAACTGAGGTATAAAGATCCTTCGCTGTAAATAATCCGTCTATCGGGAATTCTGCCGCTGCCTGAATGGAGTTCTTGAGCGCCAACATCCCATGATTAACAAGGACCTCGTTTGCATCCTTGCATCCTACCGGCCACGTTACGAGTTTGCAGCGTTCCTTCCCGAGTCGTCTGGCTAGTTCGGCTTGCAACACCTTACCCGGGTCGTCATTATCAACCGCCAGGATAAAGGTTTTCACTGTTTCCAGTTCTTCGCAGTTTTCCAGAAACTCAAATTTACTGGTATAGTCCTTCGCTTTCGGTGATGGAGCGCCATCGGGAACGGACCAGCAGTTTAGATAGCCAGCTTCTTCAATTGATAGCTTATCAATCTCCCCCTCAACGATGATGACCGTTTCGGCCGCATCATCCAGCCCATAAAAGATCCTTTCTGCTCCTGTTTCCATGCGAAAGTTCTTCTTGCCGTCCCGGGACTTGATATTGATGCACTCGCCTTTACGAAAGAATGGAAAGCGGATTGCCTTCACAAAGTCTTCCTCTTGGGGCATATACACCGAATCGTAATTGACTTTGTTGCGAACAAGGACCTTTTCAGATATTCCCCGGGAAGCGAACCATTCAACGACCTTCGTTGGGAGATCGGAAATCGGTTTATACTCAGGCCGCTTGTATTGCGGCTTCTGCCAATGCTTGTAATCGCCCTTGTTTTCTGCGCCACTTTTTAGTGTCCCGGCCCATGCACAGTGGTTGCAGTACCAAACTTCCTTTTCCACGTTGACGGACAGGCACTTGACGCCTTTCTTTTTCCTGCCCGGGGAACATTGTGGGCAAGTAGTGGCGTATTCTCCTACCGCAGTTTCGTTTACCGATATTCCGTAATCGCTCCAAGTTTTCAATATACCAACCCCTCTTGTTTTGAGTGCGTAGGGAAGTCTTTTTGAACCTTGAAAAGTCCAAGGTACGATTTGAAGGTACTTTGATTCAAAACTTCAGCAACATCTTCTCCGCTGTCCTTTAATTTTTCCAGCTTGGATATTGCCAAATTAACGGCCCTTCCGGTCAGTGGCTTCTTGATACTTTTCCGCATATCCATGAACCCTTTCCATTCTTCCAGGGGAACCCAATCAGGTACTAAAGTCTTTTCTTTTTCTTCTTTACCTTCTTTACCTTCTTGTTTGTGGTCACTAGCTGGTCGGTTGCTGGTCACTTGCTGGTCGTTTACTTGGTCACTTTTCTTTACCTTGTCCATGTAAGTATCGTATTTCATTACTGTTATAACCGAAAATTTGTTGGTCGTTTTGATGGTCAGTTTTTGCTCTTTTTCAGATGAGAAAAAATTTAACAAAGTTCTGATACCTCTTTCAGTTTGACCAAGTTCTTCAGCGGCTTTCTTTCTTCCGAAAATAAATTGTCCGACTTCCAATGTTATAGTTTGGTTTCCGACTAAAACTTTGTGCTGCTTGTGACTTGCTTTCAAAAGACACCACACCCAAAATTGGAACTTATTCGCATCAGTCATATATCTGTGCGTTATCATGCTTCTGAATAGTGGGAAATATGTGTCCTCAAAGTTCATTTTGACTTACCTGAAATACAAAAGCCACCAAACGACAGGGCCTTGTCGAATGATGGCTTAGGGGTAATGACTGCCTGTGCAGTCTCACCTTGATCATTATACACAACCAGGCCCGATTGTGTTAATTCAATATTCAATTGTGCTACAACATCATTATAATTCAAAGCATTTCACCTTCGCAACTTCGATGTTTTCTTAGCAAAAATAATTTTCTTGACAGTTAAAAAGTTTTATGTTGTGACTTTACCGCACCAAGTAGAGCGTATCCGGCAATGTCACGATAGGGCGATTCCCCAAGCGCATCCTTGTCGGTAGCTATGCGAAAGAGCTTATCAAGTATCCTCACCAGACAGAGCGCATCGTCCATCTGATCTGGCTTTATGCCGGCAGGGTAAAGTATCCGCATGACCGCGCCCGACTTGCCGAATGAATCACCGTAGGCTTTCTGTTTTTCCTCGACCAGGCGGCCAATTTCTTCTCCTAATTCTGCGTATTGCATTCTGCCTCCCCATAATAGCCACGCTTCGTATTGTTGACCGTCACTCTCCCGTAGGCACCGTAAGCGTCTGCACCGTACTTCTCCTGTAATATCCTCAGGGCGGTATCGGCTGAGTGTTGAATATCTACTAGCTCATTCGCCAGATGGTCATAGTTGCGCTCGGACCTGGGCAAACATTCCTGTTCTATCCACTCATGCCTTATTTCGTCCATCTCGGAAAATAGATGGTCGAGTTGTGCGTTTATGTCGTTCTTTTCTGCGAATATTGTTTTTGGAAATAACATTAACTTGCCTCTCTTTCATTACCGAATAACACCGGATGAACTTTGCTCATTTCGGTAGGTGAAAATCCGTATTTAATCGTTTCTTCGATCTCGATTTTGCGAGCCTCCAGCAGTTTCAACGACTCCCGGTAAAAGTCTTTCTTGATCTCAAAACCATATGACCTTCTACCGCAATTCATGGCGGCCAGGAGCGTTGAACCGCTACCGGCGCAAGGGTCAATAACCACGTCGTCCTCGTCGGTGAAAATTCTGATTAACTTCTCCAGGAGCTTCACCGGCTTTTGGGTAGGGTGAATCTTTGGCGTGTCGCTGTCTTTCTCCCAATCCAGGCAGTTAAAAACCATCTTTCCTTCATTGTTGAACTTCGGCAGCTTGTCGCGATATAGCAGCAGTGCGTATTCACAGTTGCCGACAACTCGCATATTCGCCTTTAAGACTTGCGCGGAAAAGTTCTTTCTGAAAACGAGGTTGATGTACTTATTCAGCCCGTATTTCTTCGCCTTCTCTATCAGCTCAAATTGCTGCTCAAAGGCACAAAAAACGATCATGCAGGGGGCTTTACCGGTTTCTTTGGGCTCTTTGACCATCAACGTTGAGCAGAAGTGTAGAAACTCGGTAATTCTGAAATCCTTGTCAGTATCGAAAAACTCAGTATTTGCCAGTTTGCTTTCTCCGTTGGCATTGTCACCGCCGATGTACCAGGAAGGATTCGAGCCATAGGCGTTTTTCCCGACGTTGTAAGGAATGTCGGCAATGACAAGTTGTGCTTTATGAATATTGTGCCTTTTGTAATTCTGGAAATGATCGTTGATAAGTTCGAATTTTACCGGCTTATTCACGCCGCCACCCCCGCCCGATCTTCCAACCAGTAAACAAACACCCGCGAACCATCCTCAGTCTCGCCCTGATATTTGCAGCCCACATCAAAGCCCTGTGCCCTCAGTTCAGCCGCAGCGGACGAAACTGCGACCACTCCGGTATTCAAGATAATGTCCCGTGTGCTGTGTTCGCCGCCCGTTTGCAGGAAGGCGAGGAGGCGTTGCAGCCTCGGGGACTTTTCCAGTTTTGCGTAGTGTATTATTCCTTTTGGTTTCAATGGTTATGTCTCCTTAAAAGTTCTGGCTATTCGTAAAAACTCGTTGATACGGGTTTAGAACTTACCTGTTTCAATGAGCCTTTCGAGTGTTGAAACATCAATTCCATAGTTCTTGGTTTCTTGTTGCTCATATGTTGGCAACCCGTAACTGAATGTGGTGACCCGTTCATAACTATCAGTACATCGACGCTGAAACTTGGGACGAACAACTTTATGAGCACCGGCAGAGAACAGAATCTTGGCTCTGAGAGCTTCAAACGAATAACCGCGACCACAGCGATTAATCACTCGGATGAGTCCGTTGACGCATTCGGTGAAGGCGTTCGTGACCGGGTGCTCAAAGTAGTTCATGATTTCAGTTCGCCAATTGGTCATTGCAGTGGTCAGGGGCTTATACGCATCCCGAATGGAGTCATGCAAGTCGTCTTCCCATCGCCTGTAAGCCGTTTCAGCTTCAGAGACGGACATTGCTTCATAGAAATCGAAAAACCGCTCCTTGGCCGCGTATGCTTCTCCCAGAGCAGGGAAATTCCGCGTCCAGGATTCAAGCGTTATCCTCTCCATAGGTTGCAATTCGGGGTCGCGTTTCAGAAGGATAAATCGGTCATGCATCAACCCGCGTCTCTGCTTTGTGGTAAGTCCGTCCCGAATCCCCTTCCTAACGGTGTCAAGGGACTGGTTTGCCATTCTCAAGACATGGAACTTGTCCACGACTATAGAAACGCCATCAATCGAGCCGTACACGGCATCCCGGTACGGTTGCCACATATCCATAGCAACACACTTGATGGTTTTCCGGTTCTTCATTTTCATCAGATGATTGAACACAACCGCTTTCGTCCGTTCAGGAAGGATGTTGACTACGGTATTGCTTTCTATGTTGGTGATTACACATCTGGGCTTTTTGATGATATGGATTTCGTCAAGCCCCATCCATTCAGGAGTTACGAACTCGAACTTCTTTTCCAGTTGAGCTACATACTCGTTAAAAATGCCTCTTACCGTGCCCTCAGACACACCAACATCATGTGCAATACTGGTAAACGTCCTGCATACGGACTGCTGGCAAATCCAGTGGTAAAGCCTCACAGTCATGCGTTGACCATCAATAACGTCCGGCAAGAGTTCGGTGTGTGTTTTGCCACAATCCCGGCACCGATAGCGGCGAGCCTTGACATAGATACCAACCCGCTTGCCATGCATAGGGAGGTCTTTGATAAGGATTTCTTGACGGCCACCTCCCAGAACATCCTCAGACCCACAGGAGCGGCAGATTACAGCAGGTTCAGCAGTCTCAGCCTCAATATGGTAGTCATGTTCGGCTTCAGTGCTGGTCAGTATGTTGTAACGAGACAAATTCAGTATGTTTTGCATGGCGAGAACTCCTTGGCGTGTAATAAATACTCACTATTACCACGTTTCGAGTTCACCCGCCTCGTACTTTTGAAAACAGTCTTCGCAAGCACAAAAGCCACCCCATTCGCCAGTCCAGTCAGGAGGAACCGGAATACTCTCATACATCGGGATTCCTTTGTCTCCTCCGACAACGAGGGCATCACAAATACAGCAGTAATCTTCGTGCGGCCACAACCTGATAATATTCATCGAGCCACCCATACAAGTGCAATAATAGCTATGAATCCAATTATACCTGCCCCAAGAATAAAGCCGTGCCAAAACTGCTGTTTTCTGATACGAGCAAGAAGCAGGTTCGGGTTTTTGAACTCTTCAAATGTTGGTGGTGCAAATCCCATAAACTACTCCTATGCGGATAGAGATTTTAACTTCTGGTTAAGCTCAAAACAATGCTGCTCTTCCTGCTGCAAGGCTTCCTTCAGCGTCTGGACTTCAATTTGTGCAAGGTTTCGTTCAAAACAAGCCTCAGACAGACGCTCATGCAACCGTTCGTTTTCCCCCTGTAACTCTTGGGCATCCTTCCGCCATTTCTTTGCATCCTCGGCGGCAGCATCGTGGTATTCCAACCATTTTTTAGCAGAAGCCTTTAATTCAGTATTCTCAATTTCGAGGGCTGCTATCCGATTCTGTAATTCACCCACTTTATCCATGAATAGCCTCCTAAATAATTTCTACAATAACCCGAACTCGCTTATCTTTCCATTCGTCAGGAATGAATTGTCCCTTGATTGTCACCAAATCCAGATAACTATTGACAAAGCATTCACCAACAATAGCATCAGGAGATGTTTCGTGGACATGGATACGTGGTTGAGTCAATCCATGCAGCTCAAAAATATTTCGTGGGTCTACCCATCCTTTATTCATGTACTATTCACCTCCCTGATTGTTCCATTCAGCAACGGTGAAAAACCACCTAAGTTCATCGGTTTCAACAACTATGTGGCCATTGTGGTCAACGCAGGGTTCCGGGTAGCGATACGGTTTCATGATTTCTCTCCTTGTCCTATTGTCGTCAACGACTTATTACGATTTCAGGATAACATTACATCAAACAGTTGCCAACGACTTTTTACTAAGTTTAAACATAATTACATTTAAGGATGAAAATCATGAATCAACGACTTATTACGGATACCCAAAGTTCTTTTCGCTCCACTCCCCGCCCTGCTTTTCGCTCCACCTAAACCGGAACAGAGGGAAATCGATTTGCGCTTGGGCGAAGGCCATTTTCGACCGACCATATGAGGCGTGTTTGTAGGCTCCGTTCTTTACCTCAATGAGCAACAGTGTATTCGGTAAGAAAACGACGAAATCCGGCGTGTAGCGGTGTCCGTTCTCAAGGGTGAGGGTGATAGCTTCAAACCTTACCTCGGACGATGGAAACTCAAATCTGAGCCTCATAAGATAGGAAGCTTCCGTTTTGTTCGGACCTTTCGGCATTGTCGCTTTTCTTGGTTTAACAACCTTCATCGGAAATGCTGCCGGTGAAATAGTTTCTTCTGCCAACTTGCGAACGTTGCGCGGGACGGGGATATTGAGCTGATGCGCCATGTCTCGCATGGATTGCACTCGGCGGTTGATAAGGGCCTGGTATTCGGATTCGGACATCCTCATCTAATGCCACTCCGTCACTTCAAACTCATACGGCTTTAGGCCGAGCCGCTCCCCATCGGGAAGAATCGCCGCAACAGCTCCATGACTGTTCACCGTGACATAATATTCCTCACCGCCATGAGCACACGTGCCGGGTTTTGCTAGAAACGGCATGTCAGGATGTACCGTTATGACGATGATTACTTTCCTCGGAACCTTCCCGCGCCATGAAGGTGGATAATGGCTCGATTGCTTGACCAGCGCCTGTGAAGTCAAGGCTATTGGATTGACCGTTGATTTACACACTTTCCCCTCCTTGAATTTTCCTCTCACACCGCTCGAACACACTCGCCATAAACCATTCATCCTTCCGCAATAGCAGTTCAACCGCCACCTCGCAAACGCCAGGGATCGGGTTTTGACCTGATTCCCAATCCTGATACGTGCGGTAGGGAGTTTTGAGGGTCTTTGCCATTTCGACCTGGTTGTATCCGAGTTTGATGCGGGCGGCTTTGAGTTCGTTATTTGTCATTTAATCACCGTCATCGACTTCATTGACAACGGCAACACACAAAACTTCACTGCCGGGGTTTGCCAACCTATCGGCCAAATACATTTTGTTGATCTCGTTGGCCCTTTGCAGTGCTTCAAATTCACTGGAAAAAACAACAATGTCATCCGGTCCGGCAACGTGCATTTCGTAACTCATGTTTTTCTCCTTTTTGGCCCGTTTTGTACGGTTGGCGTGTATAATTACCCTCTGAATGTGATTTTGCCATCAAGCAAACCTTCGATGATGGCGTTAAATTCCCAACAGCACAACTGGCAATCCACATACACGCGGAGCTCATCATGATCGTGCTTTTTCCGAGCAATAAACGCCTCTGCTGCCTCTTTGGTTAGGTGGGCGGAAACATACTCCCACCGATCAATGTAATAGACCTTTTCCCACGCCCCAGTTTTGCGACCATCGTCGTCAAGAGCGTCGAGCCGGTTAGCAGTTCTGGTATCAGCTTCTGCGTGATCATTCTCCGCATTGATCCAGATGTAATCGTCGCAGTAAGCCGAATCAAGCCCCACAACACGTTCTCGGCTTTGCACAATAAAGAGCGGATCACAGGTAAAATGCTCTCTCACCCCTTCGCCCCGGTGATGAAATTTAAGCCGCGTAATGAAGTCGTCAAAGGTTTCTTTTGTCAATTCCTTCATAAGTTTTTCCTCTCGCACCCCTTACAATTCCGACCTTGATTCGAATCCTCACACCGGCAAAGATCCTCTGCCGGCACCGTGAGCCAATATCCCAGCCAGGCTAGTAGTTTTAGCAAGTGGGGCCTCCTATCAGAGTGTCCTCTTACAGCAAGGACAAACATCGGTCTTTGTCGTAATTCTGGTTACTCCTGCGCCAAGGTTGAAAAGTTTGTAGGGCACGCCCACATCACTGAGCCTTGTTATTAGCCATTGGAGGGCGGCACGAAAAGAGATTGTTTGATCTATTTCTTTGCATTGCAATATCGCACTCCGCATTTCACTTTTCCATTTCTCGTTGACAACTTTCGCCATCTCTCACCCCTTCAAAAACCGCCCCTTGTCACTTCGGGGCGGTGCTGATATCCCAAACTATGTGGTTTATTCCTGTGGAGGCTCCGCATTCGGGCAAGATTCGTCGTGGCCGTCAGTTCTCAGGCAATGTTCGCAAGCCTCGGCAGGAGTCGCGGGGCAATTCGGTGAATGTCTGCCATGTTTGAAATGACACTCCGGGCATTCGCCGGGCGCGACTTCAACGACTGTCTCAACTTCCGTGACTTCCCCGGTTTCAAGGTCGACGTTTTCCCCGCCGATTTCAGCAACGGGGTCCGGGAGTTCTGTAAATCTGGAAACGATATCCTCTGCCCTGGCACTTACATTGCCATTCGCCGGCGTGATGTCCTGCAATTCTTCAGCGGTCTGCATCCCGAGCAATCTTTCCGGGCAGTAAAGGCGCCCAAAGAAAGCCGCCGCCCGATAGCAGAACATCTGCGAAGGGATAGACTTCCATTTTGAACCGCTCTTGCTGTCCCATCCTTCGGCCTTCACCATCTCCCAATCAATCCACGGCCCGGTGCAAACTTTCCCGGTGCCTTTTCTCGTAGCGTAGGCCCTGACTCGATAATTCTTGTCCTTGGCATCGTTCCCTTCAATTTCGTAATCAAGAGGATCTTCAAACAAGCCGCTGGAATTTATCAGGGCGATAATCATCTTACTTTCCATGCCAGGGCGACCTGAAACGATGTAAGTATTTTGCAGCAACATCATCGGATCAACCCCGAGACGGAAGGCCATCTGTAGCCCCAGGAAGCAGTTTTCTTTCTTCCCTTGGAAGTGCGCCGGCACAAGCTGCGAATTGGAAAACAGTGTGGCAATCCTCCAAAGCTGCTCAAACTTGCCGGTGTCAAGGAGCGCGGAAAACTCGCTGCTATCCTGTACGATGATTTTTTGTGGTTGTGCTGCCTGTGGTAAATTGGTTTCTTCGCTCATTTTGGTAACTCTCCTTTTTGTTGAGATGCGGGAGTGCCGCGGGAGTCGAACCCGCCTAGACTTTTTGGGCCACCCAACCCATGTCACACCAGCCATAACCAGGAATCGAACCTGGGATCGTCACCGGGGCCGCATCTATTGGTTAAAGATAATTCGGTTTCTCAAGGGTAATCAGATTGCCGACACCTTGATAATTCGGATAAAAGCCAGTTCTGCGGCACTCAAGTTCGATGTTCAGCAGCCGCCGGTACTCGTATTGCCCTCTGACGATAAACTGAGAGTCAAGCAGATACGTTTCAACGCGGAAAGGCGGTTCTTTTTCAATCGCCACAAAGCAGAAGCCGTCAAAATCCTGTTTCGTCGCGGCCTTGATTCCATCCAGATAAAAAGCCGCTTGCACATCGTAGCCAAACTTCACCACGTCCCGGCAAAACTCATACTCGCCAGCAGATGCACAAGTTTTCAAGTCCACCAGAACGCCCTTGTTTCCGCTCGGTATCCGGTCGGGTCGGCATTTGCAGGGTAGATTAGTTTCCTCGTCAATCCAGAATACCGACTGCTCCGAGACGCCTTCAGCCAGAAGTTTCGCGGTGAAAGGGTGAGCGTTGAGGGCTTTCTTCATCTCGACCAGCTTCAGAAAATCTTCCGCCGAGACAAGCGCCTTGCCCTGGTTCGCCAGTTCAAACGCGGCCCATTCCTCCTTCCCGGCGTTGGTACGCTTGTTGATTCCGGTTGGCAGAACAGCGCACTCTTTCAGAAACATTTCCGGGCCTTCCAGAAGGTAGACGTGGGACGCCCTGCCGAATGCCATTGCTGGCGTGTCTTCTTGCGGCACTCTTGCGGCTGCGGGGCATTTGTCCAGCTTCTTGAGGTAGGACTTTGAAACGTACTCCGTCATGGAGTGGTAGACTTCTGCCGGGATGCCGTGATAAATTCCGGGGCCGGGCAGGGTGTTTAATTTTTCGGCTGTATTCATGACTGCACCTCCCACTCATGGCCGCATTTAGGGCAAGTTGTCAGTCGTGCAAGCCTTGCGGCCTCTTGAGCCTTGGCGTCATCCAGTTCTTTTTGTTGGCGGGCAATCTCGGCGCGCTGCGCTGCCGCCTCTTTCTCTTGTTCAATGCGGATCTTGTCAGAGGCTTCCTGCTCGGCCCTTATCTTGGCTTCGTGGGCTTCACGTTCGGCTGCCAGCCTTGCCGCCTCTTCATCTCGAATAGCCTGAGCCTTTCTTTCTTCCTCAGCCCTTGCATCGGCAATCCGTTTTTCCTCGGCTGCACGTTCATCCTCGATCTTCTTACGCTCTGCCGCCAGTTTTGCTTCTTCGGCTTCGCGTTGAGCTTTTGCAGTCGCCTCACGTTCCTCGGCTTCCTTTCTCAGCTTGGCAAGTTCTTCGCGTTCGGCGGCAATGCGAGCCTGCTCTTCTTCGTTCGCTATCGTGTCGGCAAGCAGTTTTTCGAGGGCGATAATGCAGGTTTGTTTTGCCACTTCCGCATCGGCACGAAACTCGGAATATTTGTCATCAATGGGAATTTCTTTCGCGCGTGACAAGACAGCACTCACGTCTGTCGAAGATTTGCCCTGCTGATTAAGGGGGATGTTGCGGATTTTCAGAATGTTGTCCTGGATGGTGGAAATCCTGAGCCGCTCAACTTCCGCTTTTGCCGCTTTCTCGGCTTCCTTGCGGTCTTCTTCAGCCTTGATAAGTTCGGCCAAAGGGTCTTCATATTTTGCGATAACCGCACCAATCCTCGCCGCCTCCGAGTCGATGAACTTCCCAAGTTTGAGGACATCGGCCTTCTCTTCCTTCCTTGCCGCTTCCAGGTTGACACGAGCGGTTCTGAGTGCGGCCCGGTCTGTTTTGGCGGTAGCCATGCCCTTGGTGGTCGAAACATCGTAAACTATTCCCTCGTAACGTTTGACCAGCTCCAAAACTGTCTGTTCGACCGGCGTGATTTTCGCCAGTGTGAATGTAGCTTCTTCTTTGATTGCCAAATTGTCTTTCATTTGTTATCCTCCTCGCATTTAGTATTCTTCCTCGGCCCCTTCGCCAAAAGGGGCTTCTTCTTTTTCATCCTCGACAAACTTGGGAACACTAAAGTCCCGCCTTAATTGCCCCATCTCTAGTGCTCGTTGATTCCTTAGAACGCTCCTGGCGTATCTCATGCCGCACGTCCTTCCTTCAGAAACTTATTCCGCATCCACGCATCATCCTCAGACTGTAGAATTGCCCTTGCTATACAATTTGGGCAGGGTTCGCAGAGTATAATGACGCTTCCAGCGTCCTCAGTGACCCTTGCAGACAGGTCGTTCTCGCAGTTGTCGCACTTCACCTTGAATTCCATTTTTATTCTCCTTTCTCAGCCAGTATCTTATGGCTCTGATACCGCAAAGCCCCGTTCATCTCCCGCTGGTCAAATGGTTTTACGTCCACATGGTAAATCAGGCTCCCGACGACCCCAGCGAACAGCACCAGGGCCGCAGTCAGGAAAAACATGAATAGTAAGCCTCGGTGCTCTTTCATTTTCTAACCCTCCGATCCGCGCTGCTTCCACTGTCAAATTTCTTCCCCGGCGCAACATACGGCGGCGCTTTCCCAAATCTAATCGGCCATGACTTTTTCACTAGAAATGCCCCCCTTCCTTCCGTGTCAGCCATTCAACAAGGATGAACGGGGCCGAGATGCAGAATACAACGGTGATAATTGTCATCCAGATGGTTACGTTTAAAGCCTTACCAAGTGTGCTCATCTGTAATTCTCCTTGTGCAGCATATACCGTCCGATTCCGAAACTGGGCCATCTCCTCAACGTCCGCTTCATCCGTTTTGATCTCATGGTGCCTCCTGGGTAGATAGTTACGCCGCCGCCAATTTCTCCAATACCCTCTGTGCCGCCTCAACTTTCTGTTGCGCCTTGATGATCCCTCGACACTTTTTGCAGTGGATGTAGCCGGAGCCGATTGAGATGAGATTCGTGCAGCCGTCAGTGGCACATTGCCGCTTCTTTGCTGGCGGCTTCTTCGGCGGAATCTCGTAAACCATCTGCTTCGGGCCTTCTAAAACTTCCTCTCGATGCCCACATATCGCGCACTCATTTGCTGGTGGTCTGAAAGGATGGTTCTCTGCGTGGAAACAATTCGAATAATGGCACCGTGGGCACACGCCCTTTGCTTCTCCTTCTTGTTTTTTAATCACCGTTGTCTCCTGTGTTTAGCGCTCTCAGCTTTCAGCCGCCTTCTCCGCTCATCAAGTGGCAAGCTGGCAAGATGCTGCATGTCAAGGCTCGTTTCCTCGCTGGCCCTCATCTTTGCCACTACTGCTGCGGCTATTCGCTGGATATCGTTTTCTGATAGTTGCATGACGTTCCTCGCCCCTCTTGACCCTCCCGCTGAGTCCTGCTCGTGATAAGCAGCGGGAAGGTCTGCACCGTACCCGTGGAAGGAGGGTTCCCCAGGTGAGAGTTTGCGGGGCATGTTGGTTAGATACCGGCCAATGTTTTGATATTCATCGTTTGCACATGCTTGAGTGCTTCATCGAATTTGACTGATGGGATTTCGTTGTAGCGAGGGACGCGGAATTCGTGCTTGAGATTGCGCCATACTCGGAGATAAATGGGCCGCAAGTCCTCAGCGTCATGGGCAAGGGAAATTTCCCGCACCTTGGCGTGTACTGCGTCTTGAATCTTGAGGGCCTGCCAATGCTCAAGCCTGCGCGTATCTTGAAGTTCTGCTATTTTTTCGGAGTGATCGCGTAGTGATTCGTTGTGGTCGTGAAGAACGGCATGTACTGCATTGAGATAATCAAGTGGCGTGGGATTTTTTGGAACTGGGGTGGTACTGGCTTTGGCGTGAAAGTATGTATCTACGAGTTGCCGCTGAACTTGCCATGAAAGGTCGTCATTGAAGGACTTGGCGATCATGAGATAACCCGACTCCGTAAGAAGCATTAGGCCGCGAGGCGCATGATACCCATATTCAATGGCCTGCTTTCCTGGCACTAGAAAAAAATCCTTTTCAGAAGTGAAGTGCCGCTTATTGGTGTAAAAGTTTCGTCTGGCGTTTCCAGGTTTCCGGTTGTGGACATGGTCAATTTGGCTCAACGTCACCACGTTCTGCCTATTGTGAGAAATTCTCACTAAAGAGGCATTGCCAACCGTAACCGTTTCTCTTGCCGCAATTGTTTGCATGTGGTATCCTTTCACAAGTTGTTGTTTGTTGCCCCATTGCCCTGACCGGCGTGGGGTTTTTCTTTACGCGCTCTCTTCAAAATACCCATCTGCCTTTAACGCTTCCAAAATGTCCTCAGTAACCCCAATGCGCCGCTTGCCGGTGTAGCCGTTAAGAATCTTGATGACGGTCTGATACTCAAACCCCCTGTTTTTCGCCCAGCCCTTAACGGTCATGCCAGAAGTCCTAATGTTTCGAATGGTAGGCTTTAAACTCACTCTTGACTCTCCTCCTTATAGTGGTATAGTAATGCAACAAAGTATTACTTGTTATCAACTTCAACAACTGAGTTGCAGAATACACAACTAAGTAATGGGTGTCAACAAGAAAATACATGACAATGAAGTTTTTTTGGGGAGGGTGTGGGCATGAAATTGAGCGAGAAAATCCGGGTTGTTAGAGAGGCGGCCAAGGTAAGTAGAAAAGATTTTGCTGCTTCATTGCGGGTTTCTGAGTCGTGGATAGGCCAAATTGAAAACGGTAAAAAAGAACCTGGGGATGCGCTACTAGATTTGATGATGTTTAAATATCATGTGTCGGTTGACTGGTGGGAAACGGGAGAGGGTGAAATTTTCGACACAAAAAAGAAGCTCCCGCTGGATACCCGCCGGGAGCTTGCTCATTCTGAATTTGATAAAGTTTATGATGAAACAGAGGATAATGGGGATAAGTTGGAACTGGTATCAGACTTGTTGGCATTTCTGGCCAAACGTAGACAGTCTAGGGGCTAGTGGTTCGCGCATCGATCCATTCCATTATGTCATCGGCGGCTTCAGGGTCCGCAATAAGCATGATCTTAAACATGACTTTTAACAAGTGCTCGTCTGAGTACATGGCCTTGCGAATCAGTTCCAGCTTTTCATCTGCGCTTAGTCCGGCAATCTTGTCTAGGGCTGTCTTGCTGAAACTGGCGGGGTCATCGGGAATCATTCGTGTAGCCTCCTTGGGATTGTTTGATGAGATTTTATATATCCGTCAGCATGGGTAAGTCAAGAATTTTAATGTTAATAAAATCACGAGGCGATAACAAGGGGCAAGCCCCCAAACAACGCAGAGAGGGAGGACAACATGAAACGGTTAGTATCTGTGGCTCTGGTGTCGGTAATGTTGTGTAGTCCTGTGTTCGCTGAAGAGGCAAAAGAGGGGCCAGACGGCGGATCAGTTGCGGCGGCAGTCGTGTCTGACCTGGTTTATGTTCCCGGCAAAGTCGGTGTCTGCGTCGGAAGTGCGGCGCTGTGGACAGTCGGCATGTTCCTGACTGCTGGCGTACTATACAAAGAGTGCGGGGAGTTGGTGCATAGTGCCTGTACTGGCAAATGGATTTTAACCGGTGAGGATTTTGCGGAGTAAACCATGAAAGTCAACATCACAAAGCATCCAACAAGGCCGGGATGGTATTACGTTGACTATCGGCCAGAGGGGGCAAATGGCAAGCGGTGCCGCGATCCTGTCGAAGGGTACGAAAAGGCTGTGTCGTACAAAAGACAGCTTGAGGCGGCATCTTCCGAGCCTGATACCAGGTTGCAGACTCAGCCGAGGATTAAGGATGTTGTCGATGAGTATCTCGCGTGGGTGAAGCGGAATCAAGCCCCGGCAACGTATGATAACAAAGTTATCGTTTTCCGCGCAGCCATCATCCCGCACTTCGGAGAGTACCGGGTAAAGAATCTCTCTCAGCGGGTCTATGATGATTTTCACGTCCGCATGGGCGAGAAGCGGAAGGCCATCATTCTGTATCAAGCATACCTTGGCGCAATGATTAAATGGATGCATGAACGCGGCATGGCCCCGAAGCTGGATTTTACCCCCGGAGTACTGAAATACCACAGACCGGTACACACCATTCCGCACCCGGAAGACATGGACAAGGTTATTGACGCTGTTCAAGGCGAAGATAAGCAAATTCTTTTCAAGCTCATGCTGCTGTCTGGTATGCGCTGGAATGAGGCATCAAATATCCGGTGGGAGCAGATCGACCTGAAGGCCGGGAGTATCCGGCTCGTGGAGAGTCTACAGGAAAGCAATGATGTTGTGCCAATTCCTGACCCGCTTTTTTCGTGGTTCAAGGCCAACAAGAAATTAGGCGGCTGGGTATTTCTGAATCCGCAAACCGTAACAGAGAAGCGGCCTGAAGGATTGCCATACGGCAGCTTGAAAAAATGCCTGAAGAACGCATGTGATAACGTCGGGGTGCATATCCACCCTCACCTATTCCGTCATGCGTCAGCAACCTATCTCTATGCCGCCACTGGTGACATTAAAGCGGTGCAGGCCCATCTGCGGCAGAAGGACATCCGGTCTACGCTCATATATATTAAATACACCATCGATCAGGTGAAGACCGGACAGAAAGCGTTGATATTACACATGAATAAGATGAAACAGGAGTTGAAGAACAAAACAACCGCTGTCCATGTGGACAATAACGAAAAGCCCGCAAACGCAATGTAGGCAAGGCTTTGCCGCCCTAGATAGAATGAATGGCATTCAAGAGGTCGACAGTTCGATCCTGTTCAGCTCCACCAAAAAATCAAAGGGTTACGAGATTTCGTAGCCCTCTTTTTTTGTCCAATTGTCCATTATTGTCCATTTTTGCGGAACACCCGCGCCCAAGTAGGAGTTTTGCTCAACGCCCCTGCTGCACCAATAGCCGCCCCGGTAGCAATCGCCTCCTTGCTCACGTTGCCATTTTGCAGGGAGAGTGCAGCACCGGCACCGGCTCCAAGGACAAGCCCTGCTATGGTCATTTCATATTCCTTCAATCTGCCGAATAGCCAAGTTTTCATGGTGCCTCCAATACCGGGTTTTCCCCGGTCTGTCCGTCTGGTAACGCATATTTTGACGCAACTGCCCTCACCGCGTAGTACCACGCCCATGCTCTCCACCTCCACATGCCGTCAGCTATGGCAATATCCCTGAGAAGTTCATCGGCCCGCTGCCGGTGTTCCTGTCCGAGTAGGCCGAGGGAAAGAAGCTGATACAACGAATCATGAACCAGGGACGCCCGTTGGGAACTTTTGGTGTCGAATGTCGGGCCGCTTGCACCATCCCATGCATAGCGTTCCCTGATTGCCAGTTCTCCGTTCAGCCCCAGGTAGATGTACTCGGTGAGGATCGGCGCCGGGGGAATAATGCCGGTATCGTGGAAATACTTCTCCATCAACTCGTATTTGTAGCCCTTCAGTTCGCGGTATCTGATCTTGAGCATGTAGACCCCCTATTCACGCGGGTTCGTAGGTACGGCTTCCATATTTCAATTCTGAGGCGTTTTTACGGGGCAACCCTTATCATACCATTCCCCGTAATCCCTCTCCGAAGGTTTCCCATCGTCAAAATCGTCACACAGTCCACAATGACCGCCGCAAATCTTACTTCCCGTCACCTTGCAGTAAAAACAAGCCACTTCTAATTCTCCTTATGCCGCAATCAGTTCATTGCCCCATAACATTTTTCCGTCGATGATCGGGATCGGCTGCGCGATAAACTGACCGCCTTCTTTTTCAAAGTTGACAACGCTTACCCCATGTTGCCAGTTTGCCACGTTGTCATCGAGGTATTCCGGTTCCAGGTCACACAAGCAGCCGCCTTCCACCCAGACATATTTCCCGCCGCGTACCGTTCGGTAATGGCTGCCCAATCTGTGCGTATGGCCGGACGCGCCCGACATGCCCTCCCTGAGCAGTTCAGCCTTTGCTGTGTAGCCGCTATCCTGTCGCACGACATTGCCATGCTTAAACATAAACTGCCGGTAGACCAGATGTGGCTTGTATTCGATGTCCAGCTTGCCAAGGTCGAGCACTTCCTCAATTCGCAAACTGCGAAGGCTTGAGAGTGCTGGTGCTTCGTTCCAGAGGTATCGTTGCAATCTGTCGGTGTGGTTCGCCTTGAGCATGACTATCTTGCTACCCGGACAACGATTGCGAAGATCTGTCAACAGTTCACTGGTCAGGTCAATTTCATATTGCAGATCAGATTTCCGCGCCGGGTCCTTTGAGAATCTGCTGAGGGAATAAAAGTCATGGCACTCATGGACAACGATGATCTTCGGTTTCGTATGTTCGCAAAACGTGAACGCGCAATTTAATGCTGATTTGTCGTGATAGGGAACATGCCAGTCATGGAGCGCGACCACGTCCGTTTGTGCCATGGCGTCGACTAAATCCTTGCCACGGTTCCGCTTATTCGCTAAAAATATCCTTGCCTCAAGTTGGCTAACATTCGCCAGTTTTTGCAGATTGATTCGCCCGATGCTTTGGTTGTCGGCATATACCGACTCCATCCGCTCATGTGGGGTCAATTATCCCTCCGAATAACTTCTCAAATCCAGGTGGTAGGTCGGCTTTCTTTGGCTTGCAACACTCCGGGCAAATGTATTCTGTACCCTTTCGGATAGTGGCATCGCGGATTTCTCCGAGGTATGCACCACATTTGCGGCAGTGGATTTTTCTCATAGGTTTCCTTTCCAGAGGGCAACTTCTTTCTCCCGCCGATGAGCGAGACCTTGATTCCGCTTGCCTCCGCAACGTACCCACTTGCGGAGTTCTGCCGGGACATCAACGATGTTGCCAAGGTTCAGCTTTTTCAACAGGGGAGACTTCCGGCAAGCCCC